TTAAAATATAAAAATAGGTTTTTCTTTCTTTTCTATTTTTTCATTTAATATATCTGCAGTTTCAAAATTATACCATAAAGTTGGATTAATTACATCTTTTGCTAATTCTTCAACTTCACTTCCATTTCCACCTTCATTATCAGAATCATCGCTTTGCTCATTTATCATACCAGGAGTATCTGCTGTAATGCTTTGAACAACATCAAAAATCTTACTAGCTCCACTTAGTAAATTTCCAATAATATTTAAAGTTGATTCAAAAGTTGTCATTTCTTGTGCTACTTGTGCTGTATTTTTTGTAAAATCTGCAGCTAAATTCCAATTATTAGCACCCCAAGCACCTAAAAAATTAACCAAACCCCAAACAGCATTAAGAATTGAAAATAATTTATTTCCAGTAAGTGAACCCACGGCTAAACCTAAGCTAATTCCTAGTGTGATGCCCGCAGCTACACCTTCGCTAACCCCTATCAATGTTCCTAGCCATGCACCTTGTCCGCCAATCCACCAAGTAGCTACAGCCAAAATAATAGTAACAATAGGTACTAAAAAGCTTAAAATTCCTTTGCTTGATTTTTCGTATACATAAAGATAATAAAAACTATCCCATAATGCAAACCATCTATCTCTACGCCCATAAGGCAAATTTGAACTTTTTCTATATAGTGGATATACGCTTGACGTAACACTTGTATCTTTTTTTCCAAAGCTTTTATTACTTGGATATGAATAAGCTATATAAGGTTCTTCATAACAAACTAAATTAAAACTATTATAAAAACATAAAGGAGTTGCATATTTGCATTTATAATTTTCTTTTATTGAGTTAAATACTTCAAAAAAAGATATCTTTATGCTTGTTAAAGTATAATATATTTTACTCGAATCACTTTCCCTAGTTTTTTGTGCTTTCTCATATACATTATAGGTTATTTCTACTTTTTCAATTCTAAATACACTCTCATTTAACTCCTTAAAATCACTAAAAAATTTTTCAACATCAATGCATAATTTTTTATAAGGTTTTCCAAAAGTTGGTTTAAATTCAACATTTTCTACTTTAATTTCTGGTATTTTAATATCATCAATACTAGGATATATCCATTCATTATTTTTTTGGATGGTTTGAGAAAAAATAACCACTTCTATATCATTTATAAGCATGTCATAATTTATATTTTCCAATGCCTTATTTAATATATCTTTGAAATTTATTTTTTCATCAATATAAAAAAATCCTTTTCCATTATATTTCCAAGCTTTTTCTTTTTCAAATAAAAGAGCTAAATTATTTGGAAAACCATAATAATACTGCATACCTCCTAAATTATAATTAGTTCTTATTTCGCAAATATCATGATATATTCCATTTTCACTACTAGGATCTCCTTGATAAGGTTTGTATGGATCTTGCCCTACGAAAAATTGGTTAAGTCCTAAATCATTATAGTTTTCCTTATTATAAGGTGCAGTGCTAGAACTTTTAATGTTATATTTTTTCACTATATACGAATTTTTAAATAGCGGATGGTTTATATTTTGAATTTGACTTCTACCTTTTCTTACAAGTTGTTTATGTAAAAGCTCAACATATTTATTTACCCCTATCATAGCATAGGTAAACCATTGTTTATATACTTCTTGTGTATCCAATTCTCCTATGTTTGATGGATAAGCAGGCTTAAGAGTATAATTTCTCATAAGCCTTTTTTCATCTATAAGCATTATGAAGACTTTTCTATATTTTCTATCTTTTCTTTAACAAGCTTCATAATTTCTTGTGGTATATCAAGACCACCGGTACAATATCCAAATTGAACACTCTGTGTAACTTTTGCAGCTTCTATTCTTAAATTATCATCTATCTGTGAAGTTTGTCTAGCTATTAATGCAGGTTTTGCTTTTTCTGTTTCTGTTTGAGCTCTTAAAAGTAAAGCTTTTTCAGCGTTAAGCTCGTTTTCATCGCCTTGTAAAATCATGGATAAAGCTGTATTTTGACTTTGAGCCACTATGGTTTGTCCAACACTTACCAACGCTTGTGCCAAGCTTTGAAATTGTTGGTCATTTCTTATAACATTATCGTTTCCAAATTGTTCTAAAAGCTTTTTAAATTCTCCAAATGGAGATTTTTCTGCTAAACTCATTTCTAAAATTTGCGGATAAATTTCTTTAAATGCTTCAAGTCTTTTGTTGTAATCAACATTTGTATTACTCATTATTTAGCTCCTTTATTTTGCTTATCTGAATTTCACACTGTTTGTATTTGTAAAAAAGCATAGAATAAGCATTTAAAATATCTAGTTCATTTTTTGCCTTTGGCTTTTCAAGGGGGCTTAATGTTAGTAGTTCTTGCGGAATTCTTACTTTTTGAATTTCTATTTTGGTTACTACTTGTTGAGTTTGCATCCCACAACCTATCAACGACATCGTTAAAAAGCTTGGTAATATTATTTTCATTGCTTTTATAAATGTATTCTTTAGCATATTGCACCCTTTCTTGTACTTGATTTTTTTCCTTATTTGCTTCATTTAAAGCCTTTAATTCTGTTTTATGAATTTGATTTAATTCTTTTAATTTTTCTTGATTATTTTCATTTATTTTTAAAGCCAAATCTAAATCACTTTGACTTTTTTCTAATTTTACCTTTGTGCTATCAAGTCTTAGATAAAAATATCCTGCTAAGATTGCCATTAAAGCTAAGGCGATATAAAGTTTTGCATTTCCAAATAAAAGATTTATCATATTTGTTTTAGAAGTTTAAGTAAGGTTTTTGTATAATACCCCTAAGGGTTAGCCGTAGGTCTGACCCCCTATGGCTAAATTCCACCCGCGAAAGGTGGTGATATAAATGTCATACCAGAAGTTTATAATTATAATTATACTACTTTGTGTAATTATAGTCAAGGCTTATTAGCCTTGCCCCGCAAAAGCGGGGTGTAAACTTTAACCTACTTAAACTTTTATCTCCTTTCATGCTAATTCATTTGTTATTTCTAATTTAATGTCTTCAAGATTTTTACCATACACCAAATCATAAAATTCTTTGCAAGCCTGCCTGCTTTGACCGACACTTTCATTATTGTTATCTTTGGTAAGCCCCAGTAAGATACAACCTTGTGTGTCTTTATCAGTGTTTCCCCAGTGTATTAAAATTGCACGACTTGATAGAACTTCATCATTATAAACATTTATCATTGTATCATCATCTTTTTTTGTAATACTTCTTAAAGTATTTTCAAATCGTGAAGGACTATGTCTTTTTAAATTATAATTTCCTTCAGGTATTCTTAAATCTTTACCACTTTCTAAACCCTCTTTATCTTCTTCCAAAGAAAAACATTCAAAAAGAATTTCTTCTTCATCACTTAAAACCTTAAATTTACCAATAACACAAGTTTTACCTATGTATCTTCTATTAATTGTTATTTTCATTTTTTCTCCTTTTTTAATTTAAAGTTATCTCACTTCCATCTCTAATATTTAAAGTATAATCTCTTGCTATTGCATCGCTATAATATGAATTTGTAAAATTTAAGCTAAATAAAGGTTTTCCTATAGAAGAAACATAGGCTTCAATATTTAAATAACTTGAAAAATTTTGAGAATAACCTGTTGGTCTTGCAGCAATACCGATGATATTTTTTGGTAAAGGTTTATCAAAATCTAAAATATATTCATAAGGCGTCATATATGCTAAGTTTGTTCCACAAATATAACCACCTGTAATTAAATCGTAATCACCATAGTCAGCATTGATTGTAGAACTTATTCTTACTTCATATTCTTTTCCATCTATATCATATAAGCCTGTGGCTGATTTATTTTCTTTGTCTATTTGAATATTTTTAGCATAAATAGCAGTTTTATCTTCCTTTATTAATCTAACATCACTTAAGCAAACAGATCCACCACGATAGGCTGTTTGTACTGTTAATCTAAGTCTATTTACTTCTGGTTCTTTGCTAAGCTCTACTTTAATCCACGAGGTAAAATCACTTACATAAATATCGTTTGGAGTTTTTGAATTGTCTATCCAAATAAATCCTTTTTTATAACCATTATTTGTTTGTGTTTGTTCTGGTGGAGGTGTGTTTGTGATATTGCAAAGCAAAGCATTTTTTTCTAAAGCATTTGAAATAATACTTAAAGTGTTATTTATGGTATTTCCTACTTGATGAAAACTTTCTTCAAGCAAGGGTTTGGAAACTTCTTCTAAGGTTTGCCTTAATTTTTCATCGCTAATTTTATCACCATCTTCGCCTTTATCACCTTTTAAACTTGCTAAAAATTCATCTTGACTTTTTCCTGTGTTTTCTTCATTTTCAAGCCAAAGTTCATAAGCACTTTTACCATCAGCTCCTTTAGCTCCATCTTGCCCTTTTAAATTTTCAAGCTGTTCTTCTGTAAAATCTTCATAAGTAAAAGGATCTCCTTTATCACCTTTTAAACTTTCTTGATTTTCTAAAACAACTTTTAATACAACTTCTTTTAAACTCTCTTCATTGATATTTGCATTGATGTCAAGCTCTTCTAGTAAAGCTTCTAGTTTTTCTTTTAATTCACTTTGTTTTATAAAGTTAAAACTTGTTAAAACTTCATTTATAGCATTTTTAATACTTTCATCGCTTGGTTTTACTCCATTTTTAAAAAGTTCTTTTAAAATTTCTAAAGCTTCACTAAAATCTTTATTGATTTCTTCTGTTTTTATGGCAATTTCTCTTAAATCCACGCTCATCTTATCCCCTTTATTAAACATTTGATCTGATGAAATAAATTACAAGAGCAATAAAAAACAAAAATCTTAAATTTATTTATTTCTAAAGCTTGCATTGCTTCTTTTAAAACAAGATCAGCAAGTTTGTAATCTTTTCTTGATTTTGCTTTTTCACATAAAAAATCATGCACTACACAAGCACTAAAATACTCACTTTTAAAAGGTGGAAACAAAGACCAAAAAAGGCGTGGGATACTTGCACCATCTGTTTTAAAGCCTTGTGGTACAACTCCTTTGTAGTTTGGTAAAATAAACTCATAATCTTGTATCACTTCAAATCTATCTTTATCATAAGGTTTTACACAAACCCTTTTTAATTCTGTTTTAGTCATTGTTTTCCTTTTTTTTAAAAATACTTCTTAATTCATCATTTCTTATTTGAGTAAGCTTAACAAGCCTTTCATCCATTCTCATAAGATCTGTTTCTATAGCTTCTAGCTTGTCATTGGTTTTTGAGCAATGTGTTTCTATAAATTTAACCAAACTATCGCTACTTGCTCTGGATACTGCAATTTGTTCCCTAATAAGAGCATTAGTATTTTTGGTTTCACTTATAAGTTCTTTTGTTCTTTCCCCAGCTTCTTTATGTAAAGTTTTATATAAATGCCATGCAATCCCAGCTAAGACAAAAACCATCAATCCTAATAATGCAGATCCACTTAAAGAACCAAGTATAGCACCTTCTTTTATTATATTTTCAGTACTCATTTTTCACTCTCCCATGCAATTAAATTTAATTCTTCTAAAGATGTGGCATTTTTCACTTTATTTCTTAGTTCATCATTTTTAAAAATAATACTTTCAGTATATTTAGCGATACCAACCCCAAATTCTAAAAATTCTTCTTTGTTAAATGTAATGATTTTATTATCTTTATCAATCCAAGCAATATTTTCCAAAGGAGTATTATTGAGATTTGCTAACATTATCTCGCTAACTTTTCCGCTAATATTAATTTTTGCTTCCGTGTCAATTTGAAATATAGTATTTTTAAAAGGCATAAACAAAAGCTTTTCTTCTTTTATAGCTTTTAGTTCTTCTAATTTTAATTCTTTTAACTCTTCTAATGCTTTTTCTTTAATCTCATAAGAAATAATATAAAGATTATTTTCTTCATCATAAGTTTGAATTTGGCGAAGTTCTTCAATTTTTTCATTAAAACTTGGAATTTCTTCTTCTTTAACTTTAGCAAAACCAAGCTCTTTTAAAAGCTTATCATCGCAAGCACTTAAAAAATAAGTATCTTGTGCATCAATTTCACCTTCTTCGTTTTGTATTTTTACATCTTTTAAAAAAATATCATCATATTTTAAACTTTTATTTTTTAAATCATAAAACATATTTATCCTTTCTTAATTCCAGTATAATGTTAAATTTGCTCTTGGGTTTAATCTATCCCCATCACTTAAGTTCCAACCAGCACTTGCATTTGCACTACCGCTTTGCCAAGAACTTAGCATTATTTGTAAGTTGTTTATATTTCCAAAATTGAATTTTTTCTCTACTTTGATTTTTGCATTGGCAGTGTAATATTTACTTAAAGCATGCAATTCTACACTAGAGTTAAAATTGTTCCATGTGATATGCAAAGTATTTGCAGAAGTTTTATTAGACATATTTCCAGTCGTCCAAACTTCTCCTAACATAACCACTTCTTTATTATTAATATTTGATGGCAATACCACTGCTTGTTTATAAATCATGTCTAGCTTTAACATATAATTATAATTTGCAACCGAGCCTCCTAAAGATGGAGGTAAATTTAGTGCTATACCATTATTAGAAAGAAGGAGACAATTCATTTTAAGTCCTTACTAATCTTACATTATTCGAAGCTATGCAAAAATAAGCAAAAGTTTCAGTGCCACTAAATCCACTTTGAGCTATTCTAAAATTAAAAGGGGCATTAAAAGCTACTACATTTTGACAATTATTTATGGTTATTGTTCCGCTTTTTCCTACTCCTCCAAAATTAGCTATTCCTATGCTTGTTCCTGCATTTGCTGTTAAAATAAAATGTTGAGCTTGTCTTAAATCTAGATTTATACTGCCAGTTGTGCCAAGATTTTTAATTCCACCACCATAATCTACATACCATTTTCTAGTTAAGTGATTATCATTTGTTGGATTGGCCCGAGAAGTTAATGCCTGATTAAAAGTATTTGTGCCATTAAATATATTATCTCCATTTAAATTTGCTTTTGTATTTAAAGCGGTATCTACATAGATTTTATTTGTTAAATGGTTATTATTAGTTGGATTTACTTTTACTAAAATAGGATTAGCAAAAGTTTTATTTCCATTTATCTCTTCATCACCATTTAAACTTACTTTTGTATCTATAAGTGCTTCTAAAGTTTTAATAGTTATATCTAATACTTTTTGTGTAATTAGCTTTTTATCTTTTTCATTTTGCTCTAACTCATTGTTTTTGTCCTCTAAGTTTTGATTAGCTTCTTCAAGTTCTTTTTCAATTTCCTCTTTTTTGTTAATTAATTCACCAGCAATCTCTTTTTCAAGCTCAGCAATTTGATTTTCAAGTTCTTCTTTTCTCTCTTCAAGTTCGCTTGTATCAGCAGGTGGTTCTTGACTTAAAGCCTCATCGATTTGATTTTTAATTTCCTTTAATTCCTCATTTTTTTGCTTTAATTCATCATTATTGTTTAAAGCTTCTTCAATTTGCTTTTTTATCTCTTCAAGCTCTTGTTCTTTATCTTTTATACCTTGCTCTATATTTGCAATTTCATCTTTAATTCCATCATCTTTACCATCATCTTTCTCATTAAGCAAAGAAAGAAGATATTCAACATTAGCCTTAACACCACTTATATCATAGATTCTTGCTTGATTGTCAATCTCATCTATGCACTCACCTTTTTTAGTTTCAAGCTCATTAAGTCCTTGTTCTTTTGTTTGGATTATTTCATTAAGGCTTTGCTCTTTTGTTTCATTTATTTTATTGAGTCCGTTTTCTTTTGCGCTCACAAGCTCATTTAAAAAATCTTGCTTATTCTCGTTTAAACTATGCAATTTTTCATTGAAAATAATACTAAACTCATTTTTCTTTGCTTGATAATTCGCATTAAAAATATGATTTAAGTTGTCAATCATAACTTTAGAAGTATCTACAAGAGTAGTAAATTCTTTCTTTTGAGTTTCAAAAACCTCTGTGACTTCATTTCTTTCATCACTTAAACCTTTGAGCATTTCTTCCATTTGTTTTATTGTTTCTTCAGCTAAAACTTTTAATTCTGTTTCATAAATTAACTTATCATTACCTAGTTCTTTTTTAGCAACTTCAGCTAACCTACCTAAATCTTCATTAGCTATCAAAGCTCTTTGATTAAACCTATCATAACTTTGCTCAAAATGTATTTTATACCCTTCACATTTTGCTGTAAGTTCATCAAATTTAACTAAAGCTTCATTTTTTACTTCATTTAATTTTTTTAATATTTCATTTTGTTTATCATTTAAAGAAGAGTAGATACTTTCAGACTGTGATTTTAAATCTCGTTCTAAATTTTCTATTTTACTTTTAAAATCTTTTATAATTTGGGAATAAGATGTTATATCATTTTCAAATTCTTTATATAAAGCTATAACTTCTCTTAAATCTTCTATATTTTTCTTGCTTTCTAAAAGTAGTTCATATGCACTAGCTATTTCTTTATATTTAACTCCAATATCAAATTTAATTTCTTCTAGCTTTTTAACACTATCTATCATTTCTTGATTTAATCTTTGGTTTTCAAAGAATATAGTGTTAATTTTATTTTTTATAATTTCGCTTGCTTCACTTACTACTAATTTTGCTTCATTTGCTAAATCTTTTACTTCTTTTTTAATACTTATTAATTCAGGTTTTATTTCTTTTAATTCATCAACATTTAAATGTAAGCTATCTACAATTTCTAAAGCATGATTAAGTTCACTTAAAATTTCATCTTTAATTTTTGTGTTCAAATCAAAATATTCTTTTACAAAATCTTTATTTTGTTTAATTTCATTAATATAATTATCTAAATTAAATTTTATTTCTTCATATTTCTGTATATCTTTTTTTAAATTCTCAAACTCTTCTGTATTATTTTCTAAAAAATCTTTAATGTTTTGTATTTCTTGTTTATTTAAAGAAAAATCTTCATACGCTTCTTTGATATAATCAAATTTTGCATTTACATTGTTGTATTTTTCACTTATATTTGAATATTTTTTATTAATATCATCATATTTGCTTAAAATATCATCATTTTTATCTACAATATCATTTTTAAATTTTAAACATTCATTTTTTAAAGATTCGCAAGCTTGTTTTAAGCCTACAACTTCATCAAGTCTTGTATTGTCTATTGCTTCTGAAATGCTGTTTATTCTAGCTAAAACTTGATTTATGATTTCAAGTTTTTCTCTACCTGTTTTTAATTCATTTAAGCTTGTTCCCATTTTTAACCTTCATAATAATCACTATCTTTAATTCTCTTTTCACAAAAGAAAAGCAGATCATCCATGGCTAAAAGCCATTTTTTATCATCTAAATAAGCTATAAAATCAGCACTATTTATACTTTGCACATAGTCTTTATAACTCAAAGCTCTATTAAATTTTTTTGTGAAATTAGGGTTACAACCATGTTCTTTCATCATCAAGCTCCTTGCCATCATTAGCTATATACTCATAAATTATCTTGTCACATAATGCCAAAAAGTCTTTTTCTTCGCATCTTGTAATCAAATAACAAACATAATTAATCACAGCAAAACTAAGTGTTTCATCTATCATTAAATGTTCTTTTTCATTGTCAAAATCAGGCTCATCAGGAATAATCAAAAAATGATTATTTCTAACTCGCCTAAAAACTTTTTCGCCTTGCTCTACATTTTTTAAAAGAACGCTAGGAACACATTTTGATAAAATATAATAAAATGCTTCCATAAAATAGGCTTTTAAAACTTCATCATCTTCTATCATTTTGTAAGAATTTTTAACTTTAGCGATAACGAGTTTTTTAGCCATAATACAAAGCATTACACACCTTTTGCTGCTTTTAAAACCGCTTTAGCCTTTGCATTATTTCCGCTAGTTAATCCCACTCCTATAGCAAAAGCATCAGCATTTCTTACTTCTAAAGTGCTTTGTGTATAAAATCTTTTTGCTTTTGCAGTAATATCAGTTGGAACATCTTCAATCATAGTAGGAATATAAAGCCCATGTTTCATATACTCAAAATCCCCAGCAATTAAAACATCACCCAAACCATATTTAGGGCTTAATAATCTATGCATATGGAAATTTACCGTTCCAAAATCTGTTTCAAGGCTCACTACTTGTCCTGCTAGTTTTGTTTCATTGCCTAAAATTCTTGTAGCAAATTTGTTAATAGCTCCTTTTAAGTCAGCTCCTAAAAAGACATCTTTAGGCGTAACTCCGCTATTCCAAATGTTTTGTAAGATTTGATTGAGTTTATCTTCTGTAAGTTCTGTTGCAGTTCCGCTCCAATCTCCTGTTTCATCAAAAGCTAATACATCTCCACGCTTTCCATCAGCAAAGCTATCTTTTCCTTTAGCGATATAATGAAAAAGTCCAGCCATTTCTCCACTTGTTGCTTCTTGTGCTTGAACATAATCTTTGAAAACTGATTTTTTTACATCACTATCTCTGCCTAGACCAAATAAAGCATATTCCATATCCATTTTATGTTCTTTGGTTTTTTTGCCTATTTGATACTCCGTTTCATTGCCACCATATTGATTTGCTTTTAACAAAGCTTTTGATACCATGGCTTCGGTAATGAATATTTGAGTAGCATTTGTAGTTTTTTGAGCTGTGTTTTTTGTTTCACCTACAAATTTACTTAACTCTAAATTTGCATTCTTTTTTGGTTCTTCAAAAGTATCAGTAATCCAACTATGAGTTAAAGGATTTGTAACCTTTGAAGTACCTATTTTATTTAAAATTGGTGTTTCAGTAGCTCCGATTTTAATAATCGTTTCGTATATTGATTGTTTTAACTTAACATTTTCTGTTGCGGGTGCTGTATACCCCATTGAAGGTAAAGCCATTTTTGAATTCTCCTTAGTTTAGTTTTAAGGATTTTTCCAAAAATGACTATTTCAAATATAGTGTGTTTTGAAATGAAATTAAATTTTTAAGTATTTTTTATGTATAATTTTATAGTTTTAAGGATATCTCTTTGAAGACTTTGTAAAAAGTTTGAAAGGAGGTTAAGATGAATGAAGTTATTATAATCTTAATGCTTTTAGTAGTCCTTATCGTAGCGATAAAGAGCTAGATAAGAACTAATCTTTTAATATAGTTAATGATATTTTAAAGAAACCCTGCTTAGTTTGTCCTTAAAACACTAAAAAGTCTTCAAAAAAAGCAGGGTGAAGACTTCAAATATTTATACTTTTATAAAGTTCTAAACATTCTAAGAAATCATTTTGCATTCTTAAAAGTAGTTTATTCTCTTTGTTTTCATCATCTTTTAAATCTTTTAACATTTTTTCTAGCTTTAAGGCATAATTTTTAAAAGTTTTAAAATCAAAGGCATATAAACCATTTTTAGCCAATATACAATTTAATTTATCTTTAAAATTGTTTTTACTTTGTTCTAAATCATACTTTAAAGCTTTAATCTCATTCTCATATTTTTGCTTTTGCTGTGCTAATTGAGATTTGTAACCTAAACTTTGTCTAAAAGCTAACTTATCGTGCTTCTCATATTCAATATTTCTTAGTCTTTTTTCCATTTCATTAAAAGCTTTGATAAACTCGATTTTCCATTTATAAGCTTTTTCGCCTGTAAAACCCATAACAAGCAAAGAAAAAGCATCGCGAGTGATTTTGTAACAAGGTAAAACTCTACCCGTGCTATCAATATATTTACTCGGCTCAAAATTGAGCTTAGTAAAATTATCCTTTGGAAATTCATTTATTTTTCGTATAATATTTTTGTGGTTTTTATTGAATACTTCAGCCACGCTTAAAGAAGTGGTATATACTGCATTATCTACCACTTCCAACTCTACATCCACGCCATTAATTACAGCTAATTTTTCCATTTTTTGTCCTTTTTGTTTTGATTTATAAAAGTTAATTATTTTATAACTTTTATGCAGTGATTATACACTTTTTTATAATATATGTCAAGCATAAAATACATTTTTTTATAATTATTTTTTATTAAAAGTTAAATTTTTATGTATTTTTTGCTATAATAACTAAAAACAACAAGGATATTAAATGGATATAGAAACATTTGAAAAAAAATTAAATGAATTAGAGCTTACAAAAAAAGAATTTGCAAATATGGTCGGAGCTGTTTATAATGGTGTTATCAATTGGAATGCAAAAGGCGAAACACCTAAATGGGTTGATAGTTGGCTCATTAATTATGAAAAAGCAAAAGTTTTAGATGAAATTTCAAAATCTATAAAACCTTTTATAAAATAAAAATAGTGTATTTTAAAGCAAATTATTTATTTTAAAAAAAGTAAGATTATAATATATATAAATATATATAAATAAGTATAAATTAACTATAAAAAAGGTATAATTTAATTAAAATCAGTATAAGCTAAGAATTTTAAGGAGTAAAAATGTCAAACATAAATGCTTTTTTATTTGGCTTTACAAATATGTTTAATGCAGATATCCTTAAAGCTACATCTTTAAAAGATAGAAAAACAATGATAACTGATTTTTATAAAAAATCCGAAGAATTAAGAAAACATAGCAATGAAGAGTATAACGCCAAATTCGAAAAAATCACAAAACAAAAATAAGGAAAACCAAAATGACAAAAACACAAGCTTTTGTAGATGGTTTTGTAGGTAGACCTATAAAAAACGAATGCTTTAATTTATGGGATTTAAATGCTATTATAAGAGAAAAACAAGCAAAATTATATAAAGAGAATATTGAATTTAGAGAGAAACAAATTGAAAAAATCACAAAAACAAAAAACACCTAATACCATTAAACAAGAAAATCAAAATAAAGAAAATCCATCTCAAACTTTCAATACTCAGCTTAATTTTCTTATGGAAAATGAACTTAATGCTATAGGAAAATTGCCTAAAGATTTAGCAGATAGAATTGTGACAATGCTAGAGAAATCTTTAGAGTATAAAAAAGATAACGATAATAAAATACTAGATTTAGAGAATAAAAATATAGAAATTAGAAAAAAAGATATAAAATCTTATCATTTTTGGAATGGTTTTGGAATGGTATCTTTTCTACTTATAACTATTACTAGTATATGTGTTGGATTATATCTTATTCTTAATGGGCATAATGAAGGTGCTTATTTTGCTTTTATATTAGGAGCATTGACACTTTTACCTAAAATAATTGATTCTATAAAAAACAAACCTAAAAATTAATTTACATTTTCTTTATCTTTTCCTATTAATATTAAGAATAGTTTGAAGATTGAAGCAATTGTAATAAAATTAAGGGATAAACCCTTAATTTTTATTTATCTTCTCTCCTTTCTTTTAATTTAATAAGATTTTTTAGCGTATGAGTGCCTATTTTTCCTGCTATTTCCCTGTTATTTTTTTTATCTCTAACCTTATCTATTTTTTGCTTTCTAGCTATAACTTGTTTTATTTTCTCAATTCTTTGCTTTCTAGCTTTTTTATCATTTTGTATTTTCTCATCAAGCCTTTGTTTTACGCTTTTTTTATTCTTTTTCTTTACTTCTTTAGCCTTAATGTTCTCTTTTATATCATCCATTAAGTTTTTTTTAGGCTTAGCTTGGGTAGAATTTTCGTTAGAGAACGACACTTGCTTTGTCTCTGAAGATGCCCTAGATGTCGGTAAGGCTCTCGCATTATTATAATACACTACTTCAGCATTTTTCATTTTATTTTTTATATTATTTTGTTTCTTTGGCGAATTGCTAATTATAGTCAAATGCGTTTCATAGTCTTTGCCTATACTTGTAAAATAAGTCTGATTATCTATATTTTTAATAAAAATAAAATCATCTTTATCTTTTAAGATTGCCTGTGGGCTTTCTAAAGTTTCTTTGATATGTGGTATGTATTTAATTCTATCTTTTTCAATCAGCTTTAGTAAACTTCCTTTTGTAAGTTTTATTTCTCTATCTTTTAAAGCTATCTTTGCTTCTTTTGGTATATTAGGGATATATTCATCATCGATATTTTTAAGATTGAAAGTTTTCATCCATTCATTTCTAACATCTTTATTTATAGTATACTCTTTGCCATTTTTGCCTATAAATCTTAAAGAATTGTCTTTAGGATCAGCTTTATCCATGAAGAAGTTGTCGCCTTTGATAACACCTTCTTTAATTAGTGCATCTTTTAATATTTTATTTTGTTCTTTATCTACTTTAATATAATTATCCAAAGCATCTTTAAAAATTCTACTTTGTTCTTGATCTGCTATTTTTATGTTTTTAAGATTAGATATAACTTCTTTATTGGTTTTAGCAAGTTTTAGAGCATCTAGTATTTGATTTCTTAATGCTTGTTCTTTGGCACTTTTAAAAAAGGGAGCTAAAGCGTGTAATCTAGCAAAAATACCACTTATTAATATTCTATCAAAAACACCCTGTATTGTTGTAGCCATTGAAGAGTTTGTCTTTTTTCCACTACTTGCTAAGGCTGTCATTATCAAACCTCTATTATTGTTATATATCAAAGCGTATGTATTAATAACATCTTTAGCATCTTTTATTTTTTTGCTTGAAAAATTGACATCTTCTAAATCTTTTGCTAAGGATTTAAAATCATACCCCACACCTTCAATCCTATGTTTTTCTAATAAAGCATTCATCGCATGAGTTTCATTAGCTAATCTTTCTTGTTCGTTCATTCCTTTAAAAGCATTTTCTAAATTCTTATCTTCATTTATATTTCTAAGCCCTTTAACCAATCTATCGGTAAGCCCTTCTTTTGTTTCTTGAGGCTTCATCATACCTAAATAACTTTCTTTAAAATTTTCCTTTAAAGCAAAATTTTTATTTGCATTATCTAGGATTTCTTTTGCTAATACTTTGTCACTAGCATTTCTTATCAACGCATCATCTAAAATTTCTTTTACTATTCCATAAGCTTGTTTTGTATTATATGTTTTATTTCCTGTGTTTAATTGCTTATTTATAGCTGTTCTTAATCCAAAAATTTGCTCCGCACTTACTTCTTTTCCTTTTATTTCATCTAAATAGCCTTGTATGTTATTTTTTACATCTTGATCTAAAAAATTATTATTTTTAAAATTTTCAAGCTTTGCTAAATCTTCACTAGTTAATACTATTTTTCCATTATTAAGCTCATCTAATTTACTTATAGCACTGCCATACTCTTGGTTTATTCTATTCTCATAAGCGTGATTATCTTTTTGCCAAGCCTTATAATCAAACTCACCATTTAAACCTGTTTTGTTTTTAAATACTTCATCTTGCCCTTTAATCATATTTAAAAAAGAAATACTAGCATCCTTATCAGCCTTTAAAACATCATCTAAAAAACTTCCTATTTCTGGATAAGCTTGTGCTGCTTTTAATAATACTTCTCTTCTTTGTGTAGTTGGCATTCCTTGTAAACTATTAGAAATATTTTTTAAAATAGCACTTGTTCTTTTAGCGCTATCTTGTATAAATTGTGGATTATTTTTATTAAGTCCTTGCTCGACAATGTTTTTTAATATTTCTATTGTAGGCTTTCCATTTTCTAGGTAAGTTGGATTTTCTTTTGCTATAAGTTCATCTATTTGTTTTTTATTCTCTACATTTTTTGTAAGATTATTAAAAATTGTTTCTGCATTTTGCAAACCACCATCTGTAAATTTTCCTACCATAGGTATATCTATCTTGCTTATTTTATCTATAAATCTATTGCCTAAATTACCACCTTTTACTGCCATGCCATCTATCATATCTTTACCGGCTTGTGCTCCTGTTTTTGCCATATTATAGGTATTTTTTAAAGCTCTTGCTCCTTTAGCAACTCCTGTAAAAGCTGCGTCTCCTATCAAAGAAAGTCCAGCATTTTCACCCATAAGCATAAGAGCTTCTTTTAAATTCATATCTTGATTTGTATCTTTTGTATTTCCGTAGTAATCATATCCTGCCCCTAAAGATGCACCTAATGCACCCCCTGCAACCATACCAACTCCGCCACCTAGCATTGTGCCGCCAATGGCACCTGCTGTTCCTAAAGCCATACTAGCACCATTATCTCTTAATCCACGATATAAATCACCCATTGTGCTACCTTGTACTTTTAAATAATTTCCGTTATTATCTTGCACCCAATAAGATCCATCATCATCTTGCAATAATCTTCCACGCCCTGATTTTTGCAACTCATCGCCTAAATCTCTCATAAACTGATTACTTTTTCTTACTACTTCATTATCATCAGCAAAAATAGGTTTAGAGGCATTAAATTTAGATTGCTTATCTAAAATATAATTACTTAAATCATCAGCATTCATGGATGGATTTTTATTATAATCATATAAATCCCTTTTATATTCACTAATATTTCCCATAGGATTTGTTAAATTTTGGTCTTTGAAATTATATTTTTCATATTCTTTAGCATATTTATCTTTATTTTTATAAAAATCATTTATTACTTCATTTTTTAAATTTGATAAATATTCACTTGTATTTTGATTTTCACTTTGACTTGCTCCATCTTGTAAAAATGAAATAATGTTATTTTCTTGTGGTTTTTCTAATAAAAATTCTCTTATATTCATTGTATTAATCCTTGTTTTTTTAATTCTTCTACGCTAACTTGCATTTTTCTACCTGCTTGATTAACTAATATTACATTACCATTAGCATCAGGCTCTGATATTTGAGCATTAATTCCATTAAAACTAACGCTATGTAATTTTGGTGCATTTTGATTTTGCACTTCTAATATATTTTTGACTAAATCATTTTGTATATTTTGATTAGTTGTTGAATTATCTATAATTACTGCATTTTTACTAGGTTTTGAGTATTTTTCATCCCAATAAAAAGCTTTTACCTTTGGAGCATAATTGTTATAAAAATCCATATTATTTTTATAATCTTCTATAGCACTTTGTTTTTCTATATTTGTTTTGGCATTTCCTAGTCTTTCTGCTAATTCCATTTTAAAAGAGTTTGGAGCTTCTGCTAACCATTCTCCTGCTAATGCTTGAGCTACCCTTTGATTATTTGCTTCCATAGTATAACCATTAATAGGGAAATTGGCTTGTATATTCTCTAAATTCCATTTAGCATTTTTACCACCCCTTAATAAATCACTTTGCATTCTTTTTAAGAATAAATCACTTGCATCATTTAAATCCGTACTTTGACTTCCCCATCCACCAAAACCACGCTCTATAGCTCCATTCCAAAAACCATGGGTTGTATCATATGTTTTACCTTGATTATTTGCTAAATCTAAAAACTGAGCGTCTGCTTTATATCTTGTATTGTTTTGTAAATTTGCATTGTTTTGACTATTGAAACCTTGACTATTACTAAAAACTCCATTTAATAAATCTTGCTCTTTTTGTTTTGCATTTATCTCATTTTGTAATTTTTGGAGTTCTAATAATCCTTTTTGATAATTTAAATCCTTGTAAGCCTTATTAGCATTTATTGCTTGCTGTCTTAAAGCATTTTGCATGGTATATTGTCTAGCTCTTTGATTATAATTCATTTGCCATTGCTGATCTGCTATATTTGCTCTTTCTTTTTGATAATCAAAGTTTCTCTCATTTTGCAAAAGCTGATTATTTTGCATAGCCTGATTAAATTCCATTTGTTGTTTTCTTAAATCTTGCTCTTGCTGAAACTCATTAGCTTTAACTTTATCATCAAAACTTTTGCTCATGATGTCATATAAGACACCACCGACTTTTCCTGCGTTTTGTATAACGCCTGTATCGGGGTTAAATACTACTCTTTGTGGGTTATAAAATGCCATTTTGTTTCCTTTATTCTTTCTTTTAAAATAAAGGATTTAAGGAAGTTTGTGTATAATTTTAAAAGGTGTGGTGCCAAGGGTCGCCACCCTTAGCACTAAATTACCACCTAAAAAGGCGGTGAAATAAGATGCTACAAATCTTAATAGTTATTATACTACTTTGTATTATTGTTGTCAATGCAAATTAACAATCAATAAACAAAGCCCCTTATACAAGGGGTTAAGATTTACCCTTTAAAATAAACTCCTTAAATCCAAATTTATTTAATTACTCCAAACATTTTGAAGTTTATTTTCCATATTCTTTCTTCTATTTAATTCTTCATTAGCTAGATACTTATTGAAGTTATAAGCATCTTTTTGTAGCTCATAATTCTTTTGTGCCATCTTTTGCTGATTATAAGCACCATATAAAGCACCAGCACCGCCTAAAACATTTCCTAATCTATCAAAATTAGTTACTTTATTTGTATCGCTACTTTTAAATAACCAATCTCCAAAATTACTAAAAGAATTTTTTAATCCATTTAAAAAACCACTACTACTACTTGCTAAATTTGGAGTAAAATTGCTTGTTTTCATCAAAGTATCTGCAAAGCTAGATCCTAATCCCGTACCACCTTTTAAAGCTGTTATAAAATCCATGATTTCTCCTTTATACCAAACTTAATAATTCTTTACCGAGATCTATCTCGCTAACTTCGCCTTTTTTTAACTTATCGTTAAAATCACTAGTTCTTACATTATTATTTGCACTTGATAAATCTTCAGCTTTTTTAGCATTATTTGATTTTCCGACCAAATTAAGTAAGGTTTTCCAGCTGTCAATATTCCCTTCGCCTAAACCGCTTAATTTTGTTGCAAGTTCTGCCATAGCCTTTAAATCCGCATCAGGATAGGCTTTTCTTAACTCGCTTTCTACTTGTGCGTATTTAGCGATTAGTGCATCTTGCTCTTCTTTGTCTTTTTGCTTTTTATCAAGCTCTTCAAGCCTTTTTAATTTCTCATCAAGTCCATCAAGTCCTAATTCTTTTAAATACTGCTCTCTTTGTAATTCTTGTTCGCTTGGCTCTTTTTTTGGATTTTTTAAAGCTTCAAGCTCACTCATTAAAGCATTTAATTTGTTGTCATTTTCACTTTTATAAGCTTCAAACATCGCCTTATAATCAGGCTCGTTCTCATTAGCAACCTGCATAGGTTCATTATCTTCTACTTGCGTAGGTTCATCGCCATTAGCAACATCTCCTTTATCGTCATCTGTTATGACATTTATTAAATCTTTTAAAGCATCATTTTCCATCTTCTTCATCCTTTATTTTATTGATTATTACATCTAAAAAAGCCATAGTATCTAAAGCTTTTAACCTTAACTCTTTCTCATCGTTATTTTTTGCCATATAAAAACATTCGCTATATTTTGCTTTGATAAAATCTATTAGTTTCTTTCCTCCTTTAGTTTTAGATATATCACTTTTAATTTCAATATTAAGCATTAGTTTCTCCTTGCATTTGTGGATTAATCTCTTCATTATTTTCAAAAGCAAATAAACTATTTACATTCTTTACACCTAAAATTGGTAATAATTCTTTAGTAAGTTCTTTGCTAGCATTTATAATCCCATAAGCAGAATTTGCATCGCCTATGCTCATATACATTTGATATAATTGTGAAAAAACTTGCATACTAGCTTGAATTCCTGCACGTCTAATTTCTTTATTCATGGCACCTGTGCCGGTTTGAATTTTAAATCTAAAACTAGGTATATCCTCTCTTTGAAAACCATTAAAAAAACTATCTTCTCCATACTTAAAAACAAGCATTGCAAATCTATCAAATAAAGGCTCTATAAAAGTTTCGTTATACTGTCTTATATAGTCAGCACTTCTTCTTCCGCCTTCTTGTGCTTTTATGCTTATTTCTGTTGCTGTTTCATTATTTGCTGTTTGCGCGCCATTATTTTGTGGACTAATTCCTGTTACCTCTGTTAGCTCACTTTCTAATAATTGCAAATTTATTCCAGAACTATTTATATTTGGAGGAGGCAGTATTTGAATTCCTTTGGGGTCATCTGTATATATAGGCTTTCCTAGGGTTTCTATATCTTCTCTGCTTATTCCCATTGATTTTGGTACTATTATTTTTGGCATAATATGAGATCTTACAGCATCGATTAAAAGATTTCTTGTGATGTTAATTTCATCTTGCAAAGGCATAGCAGAAGCCATTATAGGCTCTCCATAAGCACTTATATAATCTTCGTTATCTATCTTTTTAAGTTGTGGTAGCATTGAACCCCATACAAAAGGTTGACCATCTTGCAAAGCAACTTCATTTCTAAGTAAATTATTTTCAAATAAGGTAGAAACCACCCACTCATCATCGTTTTTTCTTTCATAAATATCATAAAGCTTCACTTTTTTATATTCATCATCTTCATCAAAAAGCTTTTCAATTTCAATTTTTTTATAAAAACCTAGCTTTTGTCTTTCATGGATTTGATTATAAGTTAGATAAATTTCATTGACTATATAGCCTACATCTTCACTATTTAATGCATTTGGATCAAAGAATATACTATCAATATCTACTCTTTCAATGCGTGGCATTCCTTTATGCCAAGTAAGCTTAGCGATACTTGTTCCCACAAGTAAAACATCTAAGAAAAGTGGTTGAAAAATCTTAAACATATTGATTTTACCGCTATAAAAATCTATGGCATTTTGCCAAAGCTCTATAATCGCATCATCGCTATTAATGTAAGTTTCAATATCTGCCATTCTTTCGCTATTAAAATAAACTTCGTTTAGGCTAGTGATTAGGTATTTTACCTTAGAGTTTATTTTTGGTATGTAGATACTTGATTTATTTCTTTTTCTCAATTTTTGCATTACCTTATTTTCAAGCAAATAAGCATCTTGCAACTCTTTAAAGTGTGGTTTGTAATTTTCATATCCACTTTTACTTTCGCTAATGAGTTGTGTTAAAAACGACACTCTCTCATCATTAGTTCTTTTTGTTTTCATTCATAATTCTCCATATTGTTGTTTTGCTTAAATTTGTTATTTTTAAAATATCTTTTTCATTCACTCCTTTTTCAAATAAAAACTCCGCAAATTCTCTTTTAAATTTCTTTTTAGAAATATTATTAAATCCTGATACAAGTTCTAAAAATTCATTTGCAAGACTTGACTTTATAGCCTCATCGCTTAAATTTGAAAGCTTTTTTATTTTGTTTACATCAATTGCATCATAGATCATTAAAAACTCACCAGCCATCATAACTCCAATCTTCATTAGTATTGTTTCTGCTGTATAGTTTTTCAAAAAAAGTTAATGCCACCGCATCGCTAACATCAGGACTTTTTCCATAGTTCTTTTTTAATTGTTCTTTTGAAACTATCTTTAAAAGCCCCTTGTCGCTATATTCATATTCAATCATTCTCATATCTTTTTTTAATTCTTCATCTTTAACAAGCTCCATGTGTTTTAAGTTTTTAGCAAATGTAAAATACATTTGCGCTCTTTTATTTAAGTATTCATTACTGGTTGCAGAATTTGCAGAATTTGCCTCAAATACAGGCAAACCATAATTTAACAAGACATCATATACGCCAACGCCAAGACCACAGGTATCTATAAAAATACCTTTTGGTTTATCTTCGCTTTGATTGTATTCGGCTAGTATTTTGTTTGCTAATTCTATAGTTCCAAGTTGTGAGTATTTTTTAATCTCATAAATTACAAAACCTTTTCTTTTTGCTAAAGCACTCTTATCATCTCCATATCTTGCTACATCAAGCCCCCAAATATTCTCGCCTTGCATTTTTTCAATACTAAAAGAGTTCTTGCTCATCGCATTTTCAATTTCACTTAGAGAAAATAATTCAGCACTCGAGCTATCTATAAACTCGCCATAAATTTCTTGCTTGACAACTTCACTACCTTCTCCGCCTACTTCTTCAATTAATTCTTTAATTTGCTCTTCTTTTAAAAATGGATTATCATAACTTGAGAATTGAAAATGTTTCCAATTTTTATCGCTGAGTTCTTTTCTGCAAAGTTCATAAAATAGATTTTTTCCTTTAGGAACTCCACCGATAATCGCTCTTGATTTAGGGTTATCAAGCAACATAGGTCTTATAGCGTTATACCAAAGATACTCTCCTTTACTACCTTTTAAAATAATTCCTGCTTCGTTTAAGATAACAAGGTCATATCCAAAACCTTCGATATTTTCACTTCTTTTAGCACTTCTCATATGAAGCACTGCTCCATTAATAATTAGTTTCTTGTCTTGCACACTCCATGAGTAAAAATCTTTTGGCAAGTTTTTTAACTCAGGTGTAAAATATAACTCGTAATAATTTTGTAAATTTGCTTGTATGGTATCCACCCATAAAACATTTTGTCCTAAAAGCAAGTTTTCGATAACAAACTTAGCACTTCCCCTTGTAAAACCAAGTCTTCTGCCCTTTGCTACAGTTATAAAGCGTGGATTTTTATCATCAAAAACTTTAAGTTGTGCCGGAGTGTAAGAAAAATCGATTTTTAATTTCATTTGATTTCACTTCTTATAATTTCAATTTTTTGAACGTTATCGCTGACAACTTCTTGTTTATCCACATATCCATGTTGATTTTTTAGCAAGAACATACTAACGCTAGGAGTATAAGTGCCGATTAAGGAATGGTTTAAAATATCCATTTCACATTTTTGCTTAGCTTGAGATACAATTTCTCCAAAATCCTTATCCTTCTCCCACTCGCCTAAAGTTTGTATTGTAATTCCTAAATACACAGCTAATCCCACTTTTGTTTTAGGTGCAAAAATAATACTCTCCTTAGTTTCTTTTAAGACAACTCTTTCATTAAAATAACTCTCTATTTTTGAAACAAGCTCTTCTTTTGTCATACTTTTGCCATTTGTCATCATTCTAGCCATCAAGCCACCCCTTCTTTAAAATTAAATTCTTTGATTTCTAAGTCTAAAAAAGATTTTTTAAAACTAATAATCTCATAATCGCCTTTTAAAACATTCTTATCGTTTTCAAATAACGCATCTAACACGCATTTTACGATATTGTCCCCATCGCCATGCCTTTTGCTGTTAAATCCTATTTTTAAAGAAAACTCATATTTCTTTTGCTTATCAAAGGCTTGAAAACAGCTAATATTATTTTGTCTTCTAAACTCCATTTGCAAGAGTTTTTTAAAATCTAAATATTTAAGATAATCTTTACATGCAAATTTAGATCTTTGCGTGGTTCTTTTATAAGGAACTGGGTTGCTTTTTAAATCAATTTTTAAAATATACTTTTCCATTTCAGACTTTCTTAAATTTAGCTTATATTTTTAAAAGCCATTTTGACTTTTACTTTCTTTTGAAATTCTTCTTGATTCTCCTTAAAAAATTTTTTCTGCACCTTCTTAAAGTTATTATATTCTTCTTCATGGCTTAAAGATGTATATCCTTTTATCTTATAAGAAGTATTTATATATATCTTTTCCTATGCGCTCTTGATTTTTAAATATAAAATCTATTAAAGCGTGTTTAAATTCGTTATTTTTTAGCATTTCTCCATCTTCGTAGGTTAATTCTCCAAAATTATTTAGACAAACCAACATATTAATTGATTTTGCTAATCGTTTAAAAAGGTTGCCCTGTCCATCATAACAAACATATGAGTATTTAAAATCACTTTCAAGCAATCTAAAAAATGGACTATTTTTATATTTATTTTTTAACCATTCTAAAAAAATTCTTTGTCTTCAAAACGCTTTTTAAACTCGATTTCAGCTCTTTTGCAAACTCTTCTTAATTTCTCATAGGTTGTCCCTACGATATTCTCTCTTTCTAAAGTTTCAAAATAAAAATCTAAGAAAGCATGAATATCCTTAACGCTTTTGAGATATCTACCTACAATATCAGTTGCCTGAGCCTTATTAATTTCCAATAAGTCCATTAAAATTTGTATTTTTTCTTGCATTTTTTACTCCTTAAAAGCATCCTAAGAGCTTGTTTTTGTTCTCATCTTTCATTCCGTAATACTCCATCAAGCTATCAACCACACTAGGATTGGCTTCTTTTTTTCTGTTAAAACGCTGATTTTTTCTTGTTTCATTTTCTTTAGCGTATTTAAGCCATGTATAAAGACTTCCTGCCACACTTGACATTCTTTTTCCATTTCTTTTCCATTCCCTAGCATCCCAATAGCCTATAAAATCATTAGCCAACTCTTCACCAAAGTTTGTGCCATTTTTCTCATTAAAAGCTATTATTTGTCTCATGAGTTCATTTGCATTTGGGACTTTAAACTCTTTTTTTGCCATTTTCTCTAACTCCTTTTTGCTAAAATCAATAAAGCTCGTCACAAAAGAGGCGTTTTGATTAGAAACGCGTTCTTTCTTTTCTTGATTATTTTTTAAATTTTCTAAATTCTCTTTTTTTATAAATTTATTATTATTAATATTTATATTATTTATAAATTTATTATCGTGTGCGTGCGTGCGTGTTTCTATATAATGCAAATTCTCTTTTTTTTCGTTTTCAGTAGTTAATTTTCTGTCGATTGATGAAGTGTTATTTTTAAGAGTTTTGCTTAGCTTTTCATCACTGTTTTTAAGCAAAGATAAAGATTTGTTAAAATGCTTTTTAACTTGATAATTTTCATCTTTTAAAATCCATTCATAAAAATTTAAAGATCCATTTCTAACCTTTTTAATTTCTAAAAGTCTGAGTTCAATTAATTCTTTTTTAGCAATTCTTAGTCTATTTAAACTAATTCTTTGATTATTTTTAACTTTTATAAACTCTCTTAGATAGATCTCACTTACAATCGTTTTTTCACTAAGCTTTGCTAATTGAATATACAATGCTAAAGCATCAACACTAAGACCACCATAAGCTATAGTGTTTGATAATTTCAAATAGCCTTTTCTCTCTCTTAGGCTTTTACGCCCCAAAGCTACATCAAAACTTGCTATAAAATTTGGTATCACTAACGCTCCTTTATGTTATAATTTAAATTAAAAAGGCTTTTTATGATTGAAATGTTTTTTAATTTTCTTGAAAACAAAGAGAATGTAATTCCATTATTATTTGGATTCGTTTGCGGAATTCTTGTAGGTTTTACAATTTGTAATTTTATAAAATATTCTATTTTTAAAACAAAATGTGATGCTATAAATTTTCTAGAAACACCCATTACAATGCACTTGAGAAATGGTAAGCATTTTAAAACTTCTTGCCATTTTTTACAAGGGAATAAATGTTCTAAATTAAAATCATACTGCATATATCACCGACCTAAAAAAAGATTTTCCAAATTAAAAAATAAACTAAAAAACCTATTGAAAATCCCACTATAAAAGCCATTTTTTAACCTTTAATCCGTTTTAAAAAGTCCTTTGCTATAATTTTTTTGCACCAAATCAAGAAAGGACTTATCAAAATGGATGACAAAGATTTAAACTTGTTAAAAAACATCCCTTATCTTATGGAAAAAATCGAAGAGTTAGAAAACAGGATAAAACAGCTAGAACAAGCTGCACAACCTAAACCATACTCTACCCAAACTCCAAATTACTTAGGAGAAATCTAAGTCTTAATAAGACTTAGATTTTTATCATTCTCAAGCAAAGCACCAGCAAGCTCCATTTTATACATAGTTCCCATATATGCAAAGAGTAAATCTTCTACTTTTTCATATTTTCTTTTTTTCATAAGCTTAAGCATTATCTCATAGGTTTCATCGCTAATATCAATTTCAATCCTAACCCTTTTCATTGTCTTTTTCATTCTCTATCCTTTCTTTTTCTCCCAAAAATTTAAGCAATTTATTCCTATTATTTTTACCCCAAATATTAGGTGGTATTTGATGTTTTTCCCAAAGTTCTCCGGCTACTTGAACTTTAATTCCTATTCTAGAGCTTAAAATACTTCCAACGCCATCTTTACTATAATAATCAAGTAGTATTTTTTTAATTTTTTTCTATTCATATTCTTACAATTCCTAAAAATATTTTTAAAAATGTAGCATAACTACTATAAAATTAAGTTTAAAAAATATGTAAATATACTACATATATTTTTTTAAATAGTCGATGTATAATTACTACAATTAATAAGGTGGATAAAAAATGGAAAAAAATAAAACATTTTATAAGCTTGATAAAGAATATTTATCACAAATTTTAAAAGAAAAAAAAATAAGCAGAGCAAAATTTGCACAGATGCTTTCAGAAAATGGATATGAAATCACTTTAGATGGAATAACTTATTGGTATAGAAGTGAAAACAATCAACCTGAGGATTACAAAAATATTATAACTATGGCAAAAGTTTTAGAAGTGCCAGTTAGTAAACTTGCTCCAGTAAATGATAATATAAAATCTTTTTTACAAGATGATAATCAAATAAATTTCAGATATTTCCCAGATATTTATGCAAGTGCAGGACTTGGAACCTCATCTCAAAGTGAAGAAGTTAAAATAGTTTCCGTTGATGAAAATTTTCTAAAAGAAATTTTAGATATACCTATAAAGAAGAGTTATGATATTATAAAAATTAATGGCGATAGTATGGAACCTATTTTATCTAATGGAGATTTTATTATTATAGATAGAAGTAAAAATTCACTTGAGACTATTTCAAATGCAGATATTGTTATTTTTAGAAAAAATGATGATTTATTTTGTAAAAAAATTAAAAAAGAACCTTTTGAAGATTATATTTTTTTAGTTTCTGAAAATAAAAAATACGAGGATAAAAAAGTAGATAATAGCGAATTTGAACAATGCGAGATCTTAGGTGCTGTAGTATCAAAAATGGCTGTTGAAACCTTTAAAAATTTTATAGAAGTGGTGGGATGAATTTTAAGCAATGGTTTTATTTTTATTTAAAGTTTTTATTTAACAAAGTGCAGTATAATATAAAATATTTTAGGTTTGTTTAATTATAGAGAAAGAAAACTTATGACAAAAATACAATCATTTTGGAATGGTTTTTACGGTAAGCAAATTAAGATGAAATTATCAAATTATGGAAAATTTCTAATAAGCTTAAAGATGCACAAGCCACAGAAAGAAAAGTTATTTCAGAAAAAAGATAAAAAGAATTTAGTTGTTTTAGCAAATAAATTAGTATCATAAAGATTATATTAATTTCCAAAAAAGGATATATAATGAGGAAAATGGATGCAGCATCGGAAAAAAGATTAATTGAAGCCGTATCTTATCTTAAAAAGATAAGTAAAGACGCATTAATGGCAAGGCTTTATCAAAAAATATTATTTTTATTAGAGTTGAAATATTATCAACAACATTCAAGACCGTTTATCGGTATAAATTTTAAAAGTTATAAATTTGGACCTTTTAGTCTTGATGTAGCAAAAGCTTTAGATGACCCTAAACCAAATTCAGAATGCTCAAACGAAGTTAAAGAAAAAATAGATGAAATATTAAAAGAATATAATCTTAATAGATTTGACCAAAAAACAATGGGAAAATCATTTAAAAAAATGATTGATTATATTCACTCTTTAGTGTTTTATAATCTAACTCCATTCGATTGTGATTTTAACTTTGATAATTATTCTTTTGAAGATTTATTTGAGAGAATTAACTCAAAGCTAGATGGTAAAAAATTAGAAGATGAGAAGTATAAATTTGCTTTAATTAACCAAAAAGCTAAGGAATACGAATGCCTATTCCAAATTTAGCTATTAATATAATAAGATTTTTAGTATCAACCTATAAATTAAAAAACGAAACATATGCTTATAGTGAATTTGGAAAATATATTAGAGTAACATTTTCAAAATTAAATGAAAAAAGTGATGTAAAAGAAATTTTAGATTTAATACGCAATTTCGATGAAAAGAAATTAGTGGAATTTTATGATTTATTAGTTTGCGCAACAAAAAATTTTAAAGATTTCTTAGTAGAATTTAAAGCCAAATTATTTTGTTTTATATGTGAAGAAATGAGAATTGAAATAAAATCCCTTATAAATAAATGAAAAACTCATAATCTTATCATTATTAGCTATTTTAGCTTTTGCTGATTATAATCAATACAAACCAAGTGAAACTACTTGCAAGTTGGCAAGAGTATAAAAAGTTATAAAACTGATTGTGGTAAATTTTAGTCTTTATTTTACTTATACTATCAATACCCCATCAGCCTTTTATATCCATCGCAACCAAGTTGATAACCACCATCACAAGCTAAACCATAATATTTTTTTGCTTGTTTAAAATTTATCCTTACGCCTTTGCCATTCTCATAAAGTCCGCCAACAACTCCACAACTCACGCTATCTTTATATTTATCACATAAAAGTTTTAAATTTAAAAAAGCTCGTTTTATAGTATCTGGTTTTATTAAAAGTGCAGTATTTTTTTACAGGCACAAGGCATATCTATTTTATCAGATTGTAATTTATCATTATGATACAAAGGACATGCATAAGCCCGATTAATTTCAAAATCACTCATCTTTTTTAGTAATTTTAGCCCCTCTATAGTTTTTGTATCATTGGTTTTACTCAAAACAAAATCTATCAATTCTGACGCTTTTTTCCAACTATCTAAAGCTATCAATCGATTAATTTCTTTATACTTTTTATCTTTGTCTATATCAAGAGTTAAACCAACATAAGTCATTATTGTAATCAAATTAAATATATTGCTCTCAATTTTAAAATTTTCATCTATAGCAAAATTATTATAAATATACAAACAAGCTTCTTTATTCTTTTTATCATAGCAATCACTAAAAGATTTTTTGTATAGTTTTTCTTCTGGAAGGTTAAAATTTTTGTTTTTATAACCAACGGCGTGTTTTTCTATATATGCAGACATTTCAATATCTCTTCGCTCACATACATCAACCCCAAAGGCGTAAATATATATAAATAAAGCTAGTATTATTCTCAAATTTTAATCCTTCCAATTTTCTAAAAATATTTTTAAATATTTTTAGATTTTTCATCTTCCCATTAAAAAATTATACCAAAAAAATATTTTTAAAAAATGTAGGAATACTACTATTATTTAAGCATAGTTTAAGTGTAGTAATACTACAATTATTTCAACAAAACAAAAAGGATAAAAAAATGCTAGAGGTTAAATTAGATTTAAGACCTGATATTAAAAAAATGCTAGAAATAGCCTTTGAAAGAAATTATTCAAAAAGTTACACTTCTTTGGAAGAGTTTTTAGCTAATGTTCTTCATAATGCAGTTAAAAACTTAATCACCAAAGAAGCGTTTGAAAACAAAGGATTTGTTATTTCTCTCAAAGATTAGGAGTTTCGTTTAAAACTTGAAAATCTTTGTCATCTAGTCTTTTTTCAAGGGTTGCGACTTTACTTTCTAGCTCGCTAACTCTTAAAAGAAGATTATTAAGTTGAGCTTTTAAGCTTTGTATTTCGTCCATTACATCACCTTCCTAGAGTGAAAGTGATTATAACTAAAAAAGGATAAAAAATGAGTTTTACAGATTTTTATTTTGATAGAGAAGAAAAAAGAATTTCTAGCCAAACAAAAGAATTAATTACAAATGAGTTTGAAAGCAAAGAGAATTTAGAAAATATATTTGCAAACTTGCAAGATTTTAAAAACTCTTTGGAAATAAGCTTAGAAGATGATGAAGAAATAGCAATATCTTTACAAGCTTATGGAGATGAATTTATAAAAAATGCTTATGAGCTTTTAGAGAGAGTTAGAAAATTCGAAAAACAATGTAAAAAGCTTTTTTAAAAGTTTAACAAGTCCTTTAAAAAGGGCTTTCTTAAGCTTTTGACCGCTTGAAAATTAAGCTTAATTGCTAATGTTCTTTTCTTTGCTTTACTCTTACCCACGAAGTGGGACGGGGGCTTTAGCAAAGCGGTTTTAAACGAATTTATTTCGGATAAAACAATAGCAATAACATAGCGGAAGGGTTAGCAAGTTATCCATAAACTTGGCTCGTTATTATTGTTTATAGTGCTATTTTTAAGGTTTTCTTGCACTTTAAAAACGACAGAAAATCAAGAGTTTAAGAAAAAGAAAGTATAATTATAAAGTTTAAGTTGCTAACTTGTCTCGGTGTTGAGAAAGGAGGCTAGAATGATTGAAAAATTAATAACTATTTTAATTCTAATTTTACAATTAGTTTTAGAGCTATTAAGACTTTACAATTAAATAGCCACACTTTTATAAAACACAGACAAATTTTAACCAAATCCGCTTAGCATAAACTTAAACGATTATACAATGCCGAGACTTGCGGATTTACTCGGCTTTATCAAAAATAAAAATAAATTTGATAAAATAACATTGTTTAAGTGGCTAATTTCTCTTGGTGGGGAAGGAGCTGTTTTTGATGATAGAGAAGTTTTTAAAAATTGCTTTTTTATTGTTAGAAATAGTAAAAAAGTTGATTGAAATAATCAATCAACTAAACTAAAAAACCACTAAAATTATAGAATAGCCTTGCTTAGCCTATACTTAAACAATACTCACGCCAAGAGAGCAAGGCTCTTGGCTTTTCTTAAGCTCCTTTAATGCTTAAATGGGGCAACTTTACTACTTGAGAATTCGCCTTTTTGTTTTATTTCTACTATTTTAAAGAACTCAGTTGTCCTTTTTAAGCATTAATCTAAAAGGAGAAAAAATGAAAGCTTATCACACAAAAGAACAAGTCATTATAAAACTAAGTAAAGATGAATATAGAAAAGAAATGAAGCTAAATAAGTCTTTAAAAGATGAAAATAAATCTTTAAAAACTGAAATTTCTAATCTTGAAAATGAAAAAATAGAACTTTTAAAAGAGTTAAAAGATCAAATAGAAGCAAATATGAAAAATATAAAAGAAATTAGCTCTTTGCAAAATAAAATTTATGAGCTTCTTTATATAAAAGAAAGGTCGAAACTATGTTCCTAAATAGTAAAAAAAATGAAAAAATAAGATATTTAGAAAAAGAAATTCAAAGGCTAAAAGGTGTAATAGCATTAAAAGATACTGCTATAAATGAAATTTCATTGAAGTTAGAAGAAGAAATTGAAATCAATGTAAAACTTAGTAATTTTCGTATAAAAATACTTGATGCTTTAGGGCTTATAGGCGTTTTTAAAAATGATGATAAAGCTATTAAAGAAGTAAAAAGATTAAAGGAGAAAGAATTATGAAAAAACAAACAAAACCGCTAAGTATAAGAATTCCATTAGAATTAAAAGAAGAGTTGCAAAAAATAGCAGATAAAGAATACCGCCCTTTAGCAACTCAAATAGTTAAAATTTTAAGCGATTATGTTAAAATAACCAGTAAAAAGGAGTAGCATGGCAGAAGAGAAAGAAAACATTGTTAAAAGAGTTTGTAAAGAGTTAAATATCACACAAAAGGAGTTAAGCGAGATTTTGGGGGTGCATCTTACTACTATTCAAAAATGGGTAGCTAATGATAATGATTTGCCTTTACAAGCTAAAAAATCTTTAAATTTGGTATTAGAAAATCATCGTTTAAAAACAAGACTTAAAATGCTTGATGAGTTTGTAAGATTATTTAAAGAGCTTCAAAAATAAGCATTTAAAGGTGTAAAGAAATTCTTTATACCTTTAAAATACAGAAAATTTATATATTTATTTTTAAAAAATATATATATTTTCTATAAAATATATTGACTTTTATATAATATTTATGTATAATTACTCTAAGAATACAGAATAATTCTGTAATGTTCTTTTAAAGTAAGAGTGTTTTAAGTTAGTTTTGTTAAAATTTGACTATGTTAGAGTTACTTAAGAACATAGGACTTGGCTTATTTGTCAATGGTAATTATGCTTTACTTAGTGGCAACATCACACTAAATAACACTTATATAGTGTTTGGCAGTGTGGCACTTATGGCACTTAGTATTTATGCAGATAGAAAGGAGAAAAAATGAGCGGCGAATATATAATCAGTGGATTTTTAACAATTTGCCTTATTATTGCTTCTTATGAGGCTTACAAAGCTTATAAAAAGGTAAAAAAACAACACTAAACTTATAAAACACTCTTGCTTTTAAATTAAAAAGCAGGAGTAATTATGCAAACTTTAACCCCAAAAACAATTTTTTTAAATACAGAAGTTGCAATATCTTATGAAACTTCAAAACAAAACATAAATAGCACTAAAAACTATCACGCTGATGAGCTCATAGAAAATATACACTATTTCTATGATTATGAGCAAACCAAAGGCGGAAGACAAAGAGTAATCAAATGGACCTTAGAAGGTGTTTATATGCTAGGCTTTTTTATAAAAAGTCCTAAGGCTAAAGAATACCGCAAAAAAGTAGCTAAGCTTTTAAGAGAGCAAACACAGGCTAGATTTAAAACCCTAAGCGATGAAAATCTAAGGCTTAATTCTTTAAATCATCATCAAAAAATAGGTTATAAATCTCAATTAAAACAACAAAAGGAACATTATGAAAACAAAATCAAAGCCCTAAAATACGACTTAGAACATAAAAAGTAGCTAAGCTTTAAAAGAAAACTTAGTGAAAAAGAACTACTTGAACTTAGAAAAATCTTAGCCAAGGATTATGATATGGTTTGCATAAAAGAATGGGAAATGAGTTTATTTGCCGAAAAAATAGGAAAAGATACTGTTTTTGAAGCTGTTTTAAATAAATTAGAAAAAGAGCTTAAGTATTGGCAAAATTATGAAAAATGCGAAGAAAAATGGAAAAAGATATTAAGGAGATGAAAAATGAGTAATGAAGTTGTATTAAAAGAAGAAAATAAATTAGAAATAAATTTTAATCCTTATGAGTTGGCTTTGGTAAAAGGTGATTTATCAAAACTTAGTGATGTAGAACGAGCGAGTTATGTTAAAAATCTTTGTGAAAGTTTAGGCTTAAACATGCTTACAAAGCCTTTTGAATACATAGTATTAAATGGCAAACTTACTTTATATGCAAATAAATCAGCAACAGATCAGCTAAGACAAATAAGAAAAGTAAGTATTACAAAAGCAGAAGTGGCACAAGTTGGCGATATTTATATGGTTACAGCCTACGCAGCAACACCAGATGGAAGAACTGATTGCGATACAGGTGCTTTAAATATTAAAAATTTAGGTGGCGATAATTTAGCAAACGCAATAATGAAAGCTATCACAAAAGCAAAAAGGCGTGTAACCTTAAGTATTTGCGGACTTGGAATGCTTGATGAGAGTGAATTAGAAACAATAAAGGAAAAGCGATTTTTAAATCCAAATGAAGATTTAAAAGTTTGGGGTAGTGATGAAAAAGCTATAGAAAATAAAGCAAAAGAATTAAAAGCTTTAGGTGCTGAACTTAGAAAATTTATGTGTGATAATGGTTTAAACACCCAAGAGCAAAACAATTTTATAAAAAAACATTCTTTATTTACAAGTGAAAAAATACAAGAAGTTCTAAGTAATAAAGATGAATTTTTAACACAATTAAAAGGAGAATTATAATGTTACCAGCATTTAAGGCAAGTTTTGAAGTGGCAAATTATTCGCCAAGTGTAGAGTATTTAAGTGAAGGTGGGCTTTATAGCGGAATTTTCCGCAAAGCCTTTTTATATGATAAATTGGCAAGCGATGGAAGCAATAATACTTTTATTTGTTTTGAATTTTTAACCAGAAAAGAGCAAAAACTAGCTATTTTTAATCTTTTTGTAGCTAAAAATAACGATTTTAGCTATATCAATAAAAATGGAGAAAAAGAAAATTATTTAGGATTTAGACAATTAAACGCTATTATGAAATTCTTTGGAATTGATGAACTTGATTTTAGCGAAAAGGGAAATGAGAATGTTTTTGGAGTGCAGACTGAAGTTATTTATCTAAATTCTTTAGTTAATAAACTTTTAGTTTTAGGTTTTGGAACAGAAGAATATTTAAGTAAAAATGGAGAACCTGCTAACAAAATCTTTCTTGATAGAATTTTTAATGAAAAAATGCAAAACATGGATGAGTTTCAAAATAATAAAGAGCCTTTATCTATAAAATCTTTTAAAGCAAGGCATAAATCTTTAAATAATGACAATAATAAATCATTTATTCCAAAAGAAAATCAAAGCTATAATCCTTATGGAAATGAAGTAAAAAATCCTAACAATGAAAAATATATCGAAATAGGAGATGATGATGAAAGTTTGCCGTTCTAATTATCTTGAAATTGTAAAAATCATACCATTTAGTGAAAGAAGAACTTGTTTTTGCGAATTTGCTAAACAAAATGAAATAAAAATCGAGAAAATAAATTATAAAAATCACATAAGCAAAAAAGAACTCAGAAAGGCTTACAAAATTTACAAAAGTAAGCCAAGTGGAAGAAATTTCTTTCATGAAAAAAAGCTTATTGTTAAAGCTTTTGAAGATGTTGAAAAATTTTTAAGGAGTTAGAATGAAACCAAATTTATATAACGACCATTTTCAAAATTTTAAAAGATATAATATACCAAAAGCACAGCTCGTAATAGCTGATATTCCTTATAATTTAGGCAACAATGCTTATGCTTCATCTCCTGAATGGTATATAAATGGGGATAATAAAAATGGAGAAAGCAAAAAAGCAAACAAAGCATTTTTTGACACAGATAATGATTTTAGAGTTAGCGAATTTATGCACTTTTGCTCTAAAATGCTTATAAAAGAACCTAAAGAATGCGGTAAAAGTCCTTGTATGATTGTTTTTTGCTCTTTTGAACAACAAACAATGTTAATTGAAGTAGCTAAAAAATATGGCTTTAATCATTATATAAATTTGGTTTTTAGAAAACAAAACTCATCTCAAGTTTTAAAAGCAAATATGAAAATAGTTGGAAATTGTGAATATGCTTTAATCTTATATCGTGAAAAACTTCCAAAATTTAATAATGATGGCAAGATGATTTATAACTGCATGGATTGGCAAAAAGATGAAGGTATTCCTAAAGTACATCCCACACAAAAGCCTGTTAAATTACTAGAAAGATTAATCATTATTTTTACAGATGCAGGCGATGTTGTTATAGATCCATGTGCTGGAAGCGGAAGCACTCTTTTAGCAGCTACAAATTTAAACCGCAAAGCTTATGGCTTTGAGATTAAAAAAGACTTTTTTAAAAGTGCTAATGAGATTATGTTTAAACATATAGAAAGAAGCTTATTTGCTTAAGTAAAATTTTGATAAAATAAAATAAAGGAGAATTAATGCAAAATTTCAAAGCTTTTAAGCTTATTTCAAAACGTATTATAAAAACACTTTTAAATGATTTTCCAAATCAAAGCATACTTTTTTCAGATGACTTTAACAAAGATTGTAAAGAATATAAAATAGACTTTAGCTCTTGTATTCATTTTCTAAAAGAATGCAAAGTTTTAAAATACGACAAAGAAAACAATAGCGATTTTTCAGGAGTTTTAATCAGTCCTAAAGCTTATTTATACTTTTCTAAAAATGATTTTAATGATATTGATGATCTGATTGAATTTTGTATGAGATAAAGGATTAAAATGCAAGAAGAAACAATTACTTACGCAAGAGGTCGTTTAACTGAGCTTAAAGATAAAAAAGATGAGCTTCAAAGACTTATCAAAGATAGTAAAAATCTAGCAATTAAAAATATACAAAATGATGATTTAAAAGGCGCTAGACTTTATATTGATAAACTAGAGCTTTATTTTGATGAACTTTTAAAGACAAATACGGATTTAAATTTGCTTTGCAATAAATGGGGTTTAAAGGATAAATATAACACAATGGATTAATGAATTATAGGAGATATTATGGGCGATACTGAAGTTACAAAACAGCAAGTTAGAAAAGCTGGAGAAAATATTAGAAATAACATAGCAACTCTTAAAGATTATGAAATAATATCAAATTGGCGTAGCATTCATATTTCTATTATGACTAGTATGGTTAATTCTATTAACAAAAAACTAAAAAAACATAAATTAAAAGCTTTAATTGTAGCAAGAAGACTTAAAAGACTTAATTCTATAGAAATTAAGTTAAAGCGTTTTAGCAGTATGAATTTAGATAGAATGCAAGATATAGCAGGTGTTAGAATTGTTTTCAAAACCATGGAGCAAGTCAATGAGTTTAAAACAATAATGGATGATACCTATTTAAAAGGTAGCATAAAATTTAAGCTTGAAAAAACAAGTAATTATATTGAACAACCAAAATCAGATGGTTATCGTTCAATTCATCAAATTTTTGAATACAAAGATGGTTCAAAAAAATGTTTAGAACTACAAATAAGAACACAGTTGCAACATAATTGGGCAACAGCAGTAGAAGTTTTAGGAATGAAAACAAAATCAAAAATAAAGCAAGGAGAAGGTGAAGAACATTATAAAGAATTTTTTAAACTATGTAGTGCTTTATTTTCAATAATAGAAAAAACTAATATCTTGGAAGAGTATAGCAAATTTACAAAGTTTGAAATATGCAAAAAGATACAAAAACTTGATAGCGAGTTTAATATTTTACAAACTTTATCAGGTTTGGCAATTTTAGGCAAAAATATAGAAAAACAAACAGATAGGAAAAATTATTATTTTATTGTGGAACTCAATATTACAGAAAACACTTTAATGATTCGTGGATATAAAAAGAATAGCTTTCAAAAAGCACAATGGGATTATGATTTATTAGAACAAATATCCAAAGAAAAAGGAGATACTGATGTGGTTTTAGTTTCTTTAGATGAGTTTAATCTCCTTAAAAAAGCTTATCCAAATTATTATCTTGATAGTGGTATGTTTATCGGGTCTATAAAAAAAGAAATTAATGAGATAAAGGAGAAAAATGACAGCACAGGAAATTAAGGAATTATAATGGATATTATTTTAGGAATTGGTGCGGTAACTCTAGCTATAGTTTCAATAGCTTTAGCTTATGGATTTTATAAAGAAAAGAAAGATAATTATGAATGAAGAGCAGTTTGATAAGTGGAATGAACGCAAAAAAAGTTTAAATAAAGCAAGTTTAATCAGAAAGGCAAACGCAAAAAAGATTTATTGGCTTAGCGTTGGTTTAAATGTGGGTAGCGAAGTTTATGGTAAAAATGAGTTTTTTACGCGTCCTGTTTTGGTAATAAATAGTTTTTATAATGGCACATTTTTAGGCATACCTTTAAGTTCTAAGACTAAAAACAAAAAAGGCTTTTTATTTCACAAATTTAAGGACAATAAAGGCACTTTACAAGTTGCACTTTTA